CCATGAAAATTTCTGATTCGATTTGTTCGCCGGATAGGCCGTTATAGAGGAGTTCATTTCCGTTGTTTTCGTAGCCGAGTTTTAGGAGTTCGTTGCGGATGGTGTAAACGTCGAGTTCTCCGAAGGAAGTTCCGTCGCCGAAGAGGCCGAGTTCGAGGAGGACTTTTCCGAGGAGGGTTTCTTTGAGTTGGGCGATGGTCATACGGGAAGGGATGGCATGGGGGTTAATGATGATGTCAGGACGCTGTCCATTTTTCGTGAATGGCATGTCCATTTCTGGAATAATGTTTCCGATGGTGCCCTTTTGTCCGTGACGACTGCTGAGTTTGTCTCCGATGACTGGTTTACGGAAAGTGCGAATGCGGACCTTGCAAATGACGTAGCCGTCGCCGTTGCGTTCCATGTAGTTTTTATCGACATAGGAATCTTCGGTAGTCCTGTGCATTTTGCTGACATCTTCGTATTTGATGAGTTTGGTGTGATCGTTTCTGTTTTCCTTGATGGGAATGACTTTTCCCATGATGATGTCGCGGTTTTCGATGATGGAATTTTCGGGAATTACGCCCTTGCTGTTGAGTTTGCCGTAGTTTCCGAACTTCATTCCTTTCGTTTTTGTGGAATCGGGCTTGCATCGAATTTCCTCGTCGCCATTGAGTTTCTTGTCTTCGTCCTTTTCGGTGTGATAAATGGTTGCACTGAACAAGCCGCGGTCGATGGCGCCTTTATTAATGAGAATACTGTCTTCCTGATTATAGCCGGTGTAGCTCATGATTGCGACGATTACAGGTGCGCCGGATGGAATTTCGTCGAGTTTGATCATGCGCATGACGCGGGTATCTACGAGGGGGCGCATGGGATTGGATAGCACGTAAGCCGTCTTGTCCATGCGATTGTAGAAATTGGTGACGTACATGCCCATGGCTTGCTTACCCATAGCGCATTGATAAGTATTTCTGGGTGATTGATTGTGCTCAGGAAACGGAATGCACGATGCCAAAATTCCGAAAATGGTGCTGGGGTGGAGTTCGCAGTGAGTGTAATTGTAGTGCTGTGAGCCACGTTGTAGAAGCGAGTTTCGGAGATCGGTGCGTTTCATGGCAATCATGCTGAAATTCTGTTCTTCGGGATCAATGTATTCGATAATTGCATCGCCAATTTTGCAGTCGGTGACGAGATCGTCCCAACTCAATTCTTTTCGGTCTAGTTTACGAAGGAGATCGGCGGTAATGAGCGACTTGTTATTTTTTACGCGTAAAACGGGGCGAGTTATTCTACCGGAGTCGTTACAAACACGGATTTCCTTGTTTCGAATATCAAAGACAATCGAAGTGTATACGTTGATCATACCCCTGCATTTTTTCTCTTTGAGAATGGTATACAATTCAATCGGGTCTTTACTGATTCCAATCCATGCGCCGTTTACAAACACTTTTACTTTTTCGTATAAATCTTTGCAATTGGCAAATTTATCCAGTGTATCGATGTGTGCCTCGACCTGTGCGTGAAGCGACTCGGGACTACTCGGAATGGTAATGTGGCTCATATAACTGATATTTTTGACGACACCGACGCTTGCACCTTCAGGAGATTCAGCCAAGCAGAGAAATCCCCATGTAGTATTGTGAAGTTTTCGGGGTGGAATTAATTTGCCACTCTTGTCAATGGGAGTATTGACTCTGCGAAGATGGCTCAAACTGGAAACGTATGTCAATCGATTTAAAACTTGAGCCACGCCAACTTTATTTGTGTTGACATTTTTAATTCCGAAATCGCCTGTAGAAAGTGCGCGTTTGATACCATTTTCAATGGTCGTCGATTTAATGATTTTGTAAACGTTGGTTTTATTTATAATACTGAGGTAATCTTCTGTGGAACGCCATGAGCCCGTGTTGATTTCTCGAGTGACTTGTTTTATCATATCTTTGACCACCTTGTTAAAGTAATTTCGAAACAGGTTGTTGAGTAGCGCACCGGTCAAATCGATGCGTTTATTCATGTAAGAGTCACGATCATCCTGTTTTAAGAGTCCCAAACTGCATTTGATGAGACGGAGAGCCATGTATCCCAGAAAGTAGATTTTCTGTGTTTGTGTTTTGCAGTGAGGAAACAAATCAGAGGTTAAAATGTCAACTGCAAAGTCGCGTTTCTTTTTAGCACCCGTTTCTTTGTCCATATTCATGGGTGTGTACATTACATTCGACGTGAGTTGACGCATGGCATCTTCGTATGTAAGCACACTGTTCGCATCAATGATGGATGCTTGGAGGGATGTTAAAATGGCTTCATTATTCTCATTAATCCCATTATCGATATCAAGCATAATTTTCTCACAGATATCCTTATCGGGAAGAACAGACAGAGCGCGAAAAATCACAAATAAAGGAAGTGGATGTTTGACGCGCGGAATCTGAATATAGATGGGAAATCCGAAACCATTATTTTTTGATGCGATCATCATGTTGATTTGTTTGGGTGAAATGCACTTGTTATCGGGTACAGATTTCACTTCTGCGAGCCAGTTCCATTTTGTATTTCCTTTTGAAATGTTGAAGCAGTACACTTTATTTTCAGCAGCTCGTTCTTGACCGAGAACTGTTTTTTCGCTTCCGTTGATAATAAAGTAGCCGCCGGCGTCATATGCGCATTCACCTGTTTCAGCATGATTGATGTGAGAATATTGGTTAAGAATGCAAATAGATGATTTCAACATAATTGGCATTTTTCCAATGTGAATTCCAGGAATGGATCTGTGTAATGTTTGGATATTTTCAAGGTTTTCTCCAGTTCGGACAGTATATTTTATATTTGCATCCACTGTCATTGTAGATGCATATGTAAAATTTCTAAGACGTGCTTCGTGAGGAAACATGAGCTTTGTAGCTCCATTGTTTTCATGAATTTGAGCACGGTATAGGTGAAAATCACTGAATGTGACTTCGATATCAAGTTTATGTTTTTTTGTTTTTTTATCAAAATCTTGTTCTGATGCAATAGTAACAGGATTGAACATTTGAATTGTTCTCTCGAGTTGGTTATTTATAAAATCATTATACGATTCTATTTGATGTCGCACAAGCCGCTTCAAATGTTGTCCATCAAAGTAAGAACCAATAATTTTCCACGGTGCTTCTTCATATTGAACGTTGCTATCATCGTCATAGTCGTTGTTACATGATACGGTTTCGACATTTTCATCATGTTCTGTATGTTTTAATTGTTTTTTCTCATAATCACACTCGTGAACACCAACATCAACATTAATCATATCTGTTGTAGCAAACCTGTTATATTCGCCCCCAAAAGATGAGTACGAAGGAGCAGCACAAAAGTCCATATTGTTTGTGTTTGTGATCTTGTGAAAATGAATCTTATTCATTTAATAATCAATTTATTTTTAAATATTTTTTTTACATATTTAAAAATGTTAAATGAAAAAAGAAATGAAAAAAGAAATGAAAAAAGAAATGAAAAAAGAAATGAAAAAATAATAAATGACAAATAAAAAATGAGATTAAAATAATATAAAATTATCGATGGAATAGATAGGAACCAGAATTTATTATTATTCATATTCATATTATTTTATAAGTAACATTAATTAGAGAGATAGAGAGATAAAAAACAAATAAGGAAATAGAATAAATAATAACGAATAATATAGATACGATACGATAACCAACATATGAGTGAAGTAAAAAAAAGTATTGTTATTAATCGTGAATATTTAAATCCAAATGCGCAAAAAAGGAATAAGGGTACTTCTTCTAATGCTGGTTCAAATGGTCGTGGAAGAACATTAAAAAAAATGCCTGGTTTTGTTCGACCAAGTGAATTAAAAAACAATTTAATTAAACTATTGAAACAGAAACGCGAAGAAAAACAAAAGCGACAGCAAGAAGAGGAAGAGCAACAGAAACATGAAAAACAAAAAGAAGTTAAATCAAGTGAAGCTTTTATACCAATTGATAAACCAGTATTTGATAAGAAAAAATATGAAAATATATTTTCAAAAGATTTTGAAGAATCTTTAAATTATTTAAAATCATTTAAACAAAATAATCATCATTCAACAACAAGGAAACAAAATCATCATAGTTTAAATCATTCAAACGAACATTCAAGTGTTCCAATTTTAAATGTTCCAAATGACTTTACTTCGCCAATTTCTTTAGAAATGCCATCTTTTGTTCCTTCGCCTACGCTTAATCCGGCGGTTCCAGTTCCAATAAAAGATATTTCAACTACACTTTCTGAATTACAACAACAACTTCAACAAATTCAAATACAAGAATCAAAAAAAAAAGAAATGAATAATATTCAGTTGCTTGCGTCAACTGATTCACTTCCTCCTCGACCACCACCGCCGCCGCCGCCGCCACCGCCACCACCACCACCACCGCCACCGCCGCCACCTCCACCGCCACCTCCACCGCCGCCGCCCCCACCACGTTCTGCAGTAAAATATGAAGAATTTAGGAGAGATGATGATATTGGCGAAGATAACGAAAGTGTGAACCATAATAGTGTTACTGGAGTTACTGGAACATTATTTCATCATAATTTACCTAAAGATAAACCATACGGCGCTTTAAAAGGGGGGACAAAACCGTCGTATCGTGAATATTTTAATAAAACGCTGAAACGACACCATACTACAAATAGCTTTCAAAATCAAAATTATGAAGGGAGCGTATCTAAAAATAATAATAAAAAATCAATGAGACCAAAAAAACATGTTCCAAGAAAAATAAAACAAATAAAAAGAAAAACCACTGTAAAAAAGTTTAAGCTCGGCAAATATGGGAAAAAAATAAGTATATTGATTAAAAATAACAAGACAATTAAAAAGATTCAGAATGCACAACGCGAATTGAAGAATGTACCAATACATGATGTGAAAAATGAATTGATTAAAAATAATTTACTGAAACTGGGTTCAACCGCGCCATCGAATTTATTACGGAAAATGTATGAGGATGCAAATATGGCGGGAAAAGTTGTGAATGTAGGAGGTGATACATTTATGCATAATTTTATGAAAGATACTAAAAAATTTTGAGTAATTTTTAAAAATGATATATAATAAGGACACTAATATACTAATCTAGTAGTAGTGTTATAGTAATATAATAACAGCAAACTAAAAATCATTTTATCTTCGCTATATATAACAAGTGTTTTATAAATAAATTTTATTTTTATACTTGAACTATGACAATTTTAGGAAATAGGGTGCCGTATGAATATTTTATAACACAAGGAAAAGGCGAATCGGATGCGGGATCCAAGGGTCTTCCATATGAAACGGGTTCTTATGATGCTGCGTTATTTAATGCAGGGATTCAAAATGCCAACGTTATTGAATATACTAGTGTCATGCCGACAGAATCGAAAGAAATTTCGAGAGAAGAAGGACTTCGACGACTGCAGTGGGGTGAAGTGCTCGAATGCATTAAAGCTCAAGCCAATGGAAAACGGGGGTCAAAAATTAGCGCAGCCGTAATAACCACATCGGTTACGGATCCCAAAGGTAAATATTTAGGCGGTTTTGCGTGCGAGTATTCGGGCTCAGGGAGTAAAGAAGAAGCTGGGAAATCATTACTTGAATCTATAGTTGGAATGATCGAGAGAAGAGGATACGGTAAAATGACAAATCCGGAGTTATATCGAGATAATGTAACAGATAAAGGGTACAAAGTATATCCAGGGAAACACTTTGTGTATGAGGATTTGCATGTTATGAAAGAACATGGTTCAGTGTTTACTGCAATATGTTTCGTAAGTTACAGGTTCCCAGTATTAAAAGGTCAAAAATCGAAATCCAAGTTACATTCTTCGCATAAAAAAAAGAAAACAATGCGTCGTCGAAGAATATAGGTATAGAGATATAGAGATGTACTTTATTGAAGTATGATATAAATAAAAAATAAAGTATATTATTTTATTAATAAAATATAATAAAAATGAACAAAATATATTTATTATATTTATAAATTATAGTAACGTTTTAATTATTTTTATTTTATTTAATCACTTTTATTAAATAATTAATCTCTCTATCTCTCTAGAAATCGACCATAAAAAAGTATTTTAATATATAAAAACATAAAAGTATAAATCATACATATGGACTCATTTCCTTCACTAGAATCTTCATCATCGTCGTCATCGTCGTCATCGTCGTTGTTATCGCCATTTAAAAGTGTTTTCGAATTCATGTATGAGAATTTCACATACATACTTGGAATTTTACTTGTTATATTTGGAGTGCTTATTTATATTACCATGGCAGGTATAAAATTTGACGCGCCTATGATGACAACGAAACGTTTGGTGATAGAAACAATGGAGCATAAAAAAGGCGGAAAAAATGATAGCAACGATGATAGCAACGATGGTAATAACAATGATGACAATGGTAATGCGGCGAATGACGGTAATGCCGCTGCTGCTGCTGCTCCTGCTAGTGAAAATACAATGATAACACCGCCGATTGATCTTGAGAAAAAATTAAAATCGGGATTTTGCAATATGCATGCGACCAAAGGTAGTTCGGCAACAGATATTGACAAAGAATGCAAAATATTTGGAAAATCGTCTTGTTTGAACACGGATTGTTGTGGATGGGTGATTACCGCGGATAACCCTGAAGGTATATGTCGTTCAGGAAGCAAAACCGGTATGACATTTGGATATGATGAGAGCGGTAAAAAAATAGATGTGGATTGTTATTATTATAAGGATGCAAAGAGCGGACCGCGATGTTCTTGATAAAAAATAAAAAAAATAATATTTTCCATTCATATAATTCGAAGACGACATAACTTGAGTGTAATCGAAATGTAACACGATAACTTTTCTCATTTTAAATCTTTACTAATAAAGATTTAAAAAAGAATTAAAATAAAAATTGATATAAAATAATATAAGTATAGATGTATATAAAATATAAAAACACGTGTATACTTACATTTAGACATTCACATTTAAATAAAGTAAGACAAATGATTATCCCGGTGAAGTGTTACACATGCGGAAAAGTGATCGCAGACAAGTATCGATACTATTTGAATAAAGTGAGAGAGAAGAAGCTGGAAGAACAAGAAGGTGGAGATGTTGCAGTTGACAAGGTGCTTTATTTAACCAAACATAATATTAAAAAAACAGCAGAAGGGCAAGTTCTAGATGACATTGGATTTACGAAAATGTGTTGCAGGCGACACTTTTTGACACATGTGGATATTCAGTAAATAATAAGGATATATAAAATAAAATAATTTGTTTCTTACTAAAGCATATGTGAGCGGACCAAATAATTTTTATTTATATTTTTATTTTGTTATGCGAAAAATAATAACTATTGAAAATAATTATTAATTCATATAATATAAATATAAATAAATGTACATAATAAACCTATGAAATAAAACTAAAATATGATTGATCAAAAATATATTTTGTTAATTCTAAATTGTTATAAATATAACTACAAAGCTGAAATACAAAAAAAAACATGGCTTACGAAATTAAAGAGTAATAATATCATTTATTTTCATGTTATTGGTGATGTAGAGAAATGTAAAATGAATACGATGATGAATGACAATGATGGCAGCAATCACGATTATTTTTTTGATTTTCATAATCATATTATTTATACGAAAACAAAGGATGATTATTTGAGTTTACCTGATAAAATTATTACAGCTCTTAAAGCGATAAATAGTACATACCATTATGACTATATATTTAAAACAGATGATGATCAAGAACTTGTAAATGATGGATTTTTTAATACATTGATAAAACTGCTTTCTTCATCTTCTAAAAAATACAATTACGGTGGGCGATTACTGCACGTTAATGATCATTATTCAACATATTATACAGTTCATTCTGAATTACCTAAAAAATTGTTATTAAAAAAAACAAGTTATTGTAGTGGTCGATTTTACTTTTTATCTAAAGCAGCAGTTGTAAATTTAATCGACAAAAGTGAATGGATTAAAGAACATATTATAGAGGATCATGCAATAGGTTATTATATGGATGATGATTTGAAGAAACATACATTACATTTTATATCAGATCATTTTTTTCGTGATATCATTTTTACCTAAATCTTTTATATAACATGATGAATTTGACAACAAACAAAAAGGATTACTGAGTAAGAAACCGTTCATTATAATTTACATGTTTATGTTCGATATTAGAATAACCGGCTAACTGTCCTGCATAAATATCTTTATAATAATAAAATACGTATTCATCTTGTAACCGTTTCCACCATTGGTCTATTGCGTATGTGTTTGGATTGCCTCCTTTTAGTAGTCCAATAATCGACTGTTTAAAACTAGTGATCAAAATGGAAATAAATGTTTTTTTTATAATGTAAGCAGTAGCTGTCTGGTTATTATGAATCCTATAGAAATTGTGATGTGGCGGGTCTGGCATTTTATCTCCGCGCGGCGTAAGCACAATGATATCCCATTTTTTATCTTTCATGTTATAAAAATCGTTAACAAATTTATCATAATTATTATTGTTTAAAATGCAAAGATCGTCTTCGCATACCATAAAATAATGATCATCGTCGCCTTCATACTCTAATAATTTTGTTAATGCTTTAATGTGCGACATTCCGCAACCTATAGCTCCGTCACTATTTTTTATGGCAGACATTCTTTCTATATTTTTAAAAAAATCATATTTGACTTTCATATTTTCAAAATGTTGCATTCTATCACTTCTTTCATCCAAGTTAATATAAAATCCTTTCATTCCTTTCAACATATGATATGGTATAATATGTTGAAAGTTATATTTTTATATATTATCCACGTAAAATAATTTATAGACAATGTAAAATAATTTATAGACAATGTAAAATAATTTATAGACAATGTAAAATAGTATAATTAATATAAAAATTGAATTAAAGATATATACATATATTATTGTTAAAAGTGAGGCAAAGTAAATCAACATTTAGCTCGAATAGTCAAACAAGAGTAATAAAATGTCATCATCGAATGCTAGCAAAACAATTGCGCGACTGTATAATGCGAGAAAAAACTTACTGGATTTATTGAAGGTACAGGGATATGATGTGGAGGGTTATACAAATTTCGGCGTGAACGAGGTGAATGCCATGCACGCGCACAAACAGCTTGACATGTTGGTGGAAACCAAATCGTCATCGTCGTCAAAAGAATCTGACAAAAATAAACCAAAGAAAAAAGCGTATATTAAATTTCACCTTGAAAAAATGTTGAGCACCGGACATATTAATGACTTGATTGAAGATTTATATGTTTTAGGTGCAGGCGGTGAAATTGGAGGACTAGGAATCTCGACCAATGCAAATGATACTGTATTGACGGAAAGAGATACATTGATTATTGTAACAAAACAGGAAGTGAAAACCATGAATCAGTATTTGAATCAGCTCTTTTTGCAGGGCCGGTTCATTGTGCTACTTTCACTAGACCGACTTCAGTTTAATATTTTGAACCATCAGTATGTTCCGCCGCATACAATTTTATCCAAGGAAGAACAGGATGAGATGATGAAAAAGTATAATGTTGGTGATAAATCACAGCTTCCGGATATTTCGAGGTATGATCCGGTTGCTTTAGCGATTGGAATGCGACCGGGCGACGTGTGTAAAATTGACCGACCCAGTAAATCGGCGATTCATTCAACGTATTATCGGGTTTGTGTTCAGTAGATAATTTTGTTAAAATATTAAAAATAAGAAGATAAGAAAATAAGAAAATAAGAAAATAACAATATTTTTATTATATAGATAAATAAATAATAAACATATATATCATTATAAAAAAATAAACATTTCATTTATATAAGAATATAAAAATGTCAAATTTTTTTTCAGATGTAGTGACGGATATGAAGGGAATGGAGCAGAATTTGCTGGGTCCCGATTACTTGTATTGGAAACGCATATTGAAACCATCGGATATGGGCATGTCAGCCGACGGAAACTTTGGCGCGCTAACGAATGATGTGAACGGGCTCATCAATTATGTTGAACTGTTGGTTTCAGGAAACGGTGGTTCAACAACCGGTGGGCCGCTTGGAGATAAATTTTTTTTGAAAACGGGTGGGCAGTGCACCGATGTTGCATCTGGAAACAAAGTGGATCGTTATATTTATATTGATAATGTTCCGAATGGTAATATTCCATTTATTTCATCGGGGCTTGGAGGTGTCGATTTTACAGAATTTGAGGGACTTATTCCCGGTCTTTTGGGTGATTTAGGAAAATTAAATCCTTTGAATTTATTCAAATCATTCATGATGGGTGGCAGTCCGGACTGCATGTCGGTGACTCTTCAGACCATTGTTCCGGTTGCGGATGCCAATTTGAATGACACAGGCCAAGACAACGTGGGAACAGAAACGCAATATGTGGCTGTAGCGGATGTGAAAAATATGGACCCGTGTATTTTTCCGAACAAACAAAATCCTGCTGATTCGTCATTAACGTGCACGGAAACATTTACGAGTCATAGACAAGACAACGATTCGAGTTCGAGCGATGATGATGATGACGAACGAGGCAATAATAATGGCAGCGGTAGCGGTGTATTCGGAAATGTATTTACAAGACATTCAACTCATAACAAAAGAAAAAATGGTTGTGAGCTATCAAACTATAAAAGAGTGGATTGCAATAAAAAAAAACGTCGAACTAAAGCTAAAACATCACTAAAGACGTTTAACATAATGGATGATTTATCGAAATTGCCGGATGACATGTACGTAAAAGCATTTTATGTTTTGATGACTGGATTTTCTCTCTATGTTTTTTATCGATTCATGAAGCGGGTATCGAGTCGTTAGCTAGTCGTTATAACAAATAGTAAGTATCATTACAAATCAGATAGCCGGGCAAAAGTTATCACGCCGTAGAAAATCCAATCCAAAATCAAAATCGAAGCACAAGCATAAACGGCGCAGTTATAAGAAAAGTAGTTATAGAAGACAAAGACATTGAGTGTACATGGTACGGTTATAATATTTTCAAATATATACTAAAAATATTATTTACAAAACAGATATAAAATGACACTATTAATATATACGCGATTAAAATCATTTACTCTGTAACATGATAAATACTGGTATTTTCTAAATACGGTCTTTACTAGGTATGTATAGTATGTATATATTTTTTTTCCAACTTGGATATTTTCGTTTGCTTTGATCTCTATTTTATATCTGAATTACATTATTTGTAATCTAAATAAAAAATGATAATTATGTTTACCCTGTAGAGTTAATTCATTTTGAGCGAATTGTCAATTAAATAATGTAAATACTTGACATGTGCTTTTGTTGCCAAGTTATTTCCCGTGTATTTATTTATCCAATTTTTAATGTTATTCAAATTGTAATATGCCATTGATTTTGATGTTGCAGATAACTCTTTGTTTTTTGTCATCCTAATTAATTCTTCTACATACGCTACTTGTAAATGTCGACGAAAAGAATTTGTTTTTTTACCTTTCTTGATGTCGTCATTAAACATAATGTTGTTTAAATCAGTCATAAAGGTAACTAGTTTATACCGGTTTCCATATAATTCCGAATCCAATATTCTTTGTAGTGTGTTTGGATGTATAATGTGATTTAAAATTTCTGTTTGATTCACTAACATCTCATTATGAATTTTCGGATCTTCTGTGGTGTTTTCATTAAAGTCAAATTCTCTTCTTTGATTTGCAAGATAGTTATAAAAATTACTTTGAACCTCAATAGCTTCCTGAGAAAAAATGTATCTATCTAGCGCATTCATCGCTCGTTTTTGTTCTTTTAAAGGAACCGGTCTAAATGGTTTTGTAGCTCCTTCTTGTCCGACAAACGCTCTCTCTGTGTAAACGCCGCCAACATATCTTGAAATAACTCCGCCAGCTCGAAATTTTTCCAAAATCAATGCATTGTAAGCGTTTACCAGTGCTTGATATGATTCTCCATTTACCATAAATTGATTTTTAATATTTTTTAACAATTTATTTACGAATTTTATTCTATTTACTGAATAAGTGATGGCATCGCTGGATAAATCGCGAAGCATAATTCGCGGGTCAATTGCTTTTCCTGGATTTCGCATATCATCTTCATCCGTACCAAAAGCTAATTCTGGTTGCGTAGATTTATTCAATAGTGCAAGTCGTTCAGATTCATTGTTGAAAGGCGTGTATCCATATTGAATGGCCCAAATGTCATATGGGCCTATATTTGTACTATAATATTGACCTTGTTTACTTGGATCATTTGTAATATTGATAGCTATATAGTCCATAACAGATCCTGATAATGCTTTACCTTCAATGAAATTTTTATCAGCCAATTGATCAGGTGTATATAACTGACTTGCTTTCATATTATGTCGTAATCCTAACGTGTGTCCAATTTCATGCATAACTACTTCTTTCATATATTCTTTTTGTAACCTTGTTAGTTCGTATGGTGAAGCACTTGTTACTCGCAGAACTGCATTTCCAAATTGCAAACCTTCATTTGCATATTTCATTGCAGAACACTTGCATGATTTATGTGAATTATGATTTACATTTTCATTATCGTATAAGTCACTTTGAAGATTTCTATCTTTAAACATTTCTTTAAATTCTAACATAATATCCGCCCCAAGAATTTCTCCGGTTTTCGGATTTGCAAATATTGATGCATAACCAACAAAAAATGGATTAAGAGAAGATGTCCAATACAATACATTATATCGAACATCGCCTAAATCCCAATCCACATCATCTGGCTGTTCATTTACAACGATTGCATTTTGAAACCCTGCTTTTTCAAATGCGACATTCCAAGCTAAAACACCTTCCTTAATCGTATCTCTCCATTCTAGAGGAGTTGAATTTTCAATCCACCAAGTAATTGGAGTTACGGGTTCGGACAAAGCAGCAGTTGGATCTTTTTTAATTAATCTCCATCTTTGAATAAAATCTCGATAATTAACAGTGTTAGTTGTGGTCATATCATTTATTTTGGTTACATAATAACCAACTCGTTGATCATTCATTCTTGGTTCATATGCATCATCAGGTACACTCATAAATGTATGAAATACTTGAATTGAAAAAACTCTTGGATCAGCAACTTGTTGAGAAAATTTAATATTATAATTATTATTATTATATACGTATTTTGTCTTAATGTTAGTATTTTTTACAAAAGATTGAATTGATTCAATAGTTGATCCATCATTATTTAATTTTTGTAAACCAGTACTCGTGAATGTGAATGTCTCTGTTAGAATTAAATCATCAAAATTAACTAAATATTCTCCATTTTCTTTATCTTCTGCCAGTATGGGTAATGATCCAAGTAAAGCATCACTAATATTATTAGCACCCGATGAATTGGAAAGTTTACTATCTTTATCAAAATAAAATGATGTATTTTGTTTAATGAATTGTAATTTATTAAAATATTTTTTGATATAAAAATTATAAGAATCATAATAAAATCCTTTAAATATCATTGGGTCTGATATACCATCTGCAATTTGTGAAAAATAAATATATTCCTTATTCAACTGGTATTCCTTAACTAAAAGATGTAAAGAACCAGTTACTTGGCTTTGATAGAAAGTAAATAAACCTTCTTCACCATTTTTTGTTTCTATTTTTAAAAAATTTTGTTGTTGTAGAATATTTTGTATTGGTATTGACATATTTTATGTTTTATATTATAAACGAATATAATGTTTTTTACTAAAAAAATATTGTAAGAAATATTATTTACAAAACAGATATAAAATGACACCATGAATAATTATAATCAAAACGGGTGCAGTTGAAAATAAATTATATAAATTATGACAACTTCATTGACTGACGAGTATTTTCGTCTATCGAGAGAATATGTAAATAAGTATGGTGAAAAAACAATATTGTTGATGCAGGTGGGTTCATTTTTCGAGTGTTATTCAAAGGCCGACGCTGGAGGAAACATTGCGGATGCAAATATGAGAGAATTTTGTACGGTTTGTGATTTAAATACTTCGATTACAAACGGTAGGTGCATGGCGGGATTTCCATTTACGTGTAATTTCAGGGACTACAGTTTAGAACGGTATGTGAAGAAAATGCAGGATCGCGGGTATACGATTGTAGTTTATGTACAAGATGGCCAAGGTGCAAGTGTAACGCGAAGTTTGTACTGCATTTATTCGCCAGGGACGTTTTTTTCTAGCGATTCTGCGGTTCTCTCGAACAACACATCATGTTTTTGGATTCAGCGAGTAAAGGTGGGTCTAACTGCAAATAAAAAAATAATTATGGGAATGTCGAATATTGATATTTATACGGGAAAAAGCGCGTGCTTTGAAATTGAATCGGAGTTAAATCCGCGTCATAATCAGACGACGTATGATGAACTGGAGAGATTTGTTTCCTCATTTCGTCCGAGTGAAGTTATAATTATTTCAAATCTCTCTATAAATGAAATCGAAGACATAAAAAATTATGCAAATATTTCGTCAACCACAAATGCAATTCATTGGATTGATTTGAATGAGTCGTCGAATGGTGAGAGAGCGGAACAACATTTGAATCCACATCCCTTTTTGGTGCAAGCAAAAAATGCAGAAAAGCAAACGTATAGGAAAGAAGTGTTGGGGAAGTTTTTTTCATTTCACGTGTGCAATGCGATTTTTCAAAATTATTCAATGTATGAGTTTGCGGTTCAAGCGTATACATTTTTGCTTCATTTTGTGTATGAACACAATCCGAACTTGACATCAAAAATAGAAGAACCGGAATTTGAAAATCGATCGGATCGAATGGTTCTGGCGAATCATACGCTGGAACAGTTGAATATCATTGATACAAAGGGACCAAGTGGTAGCAGCGCCGGTTCATATTCTTCCGTATTTCGATTATTAAATAAATGCAAGACACCGATGGGTTCCAGACGGTTTTATTATCGCCTGTTGCATCCGTCATTTCATGTTGGCACAATTCAGAGAGAATACGATATAACGGAGTATGTTTTAAAATACGAAGAAGAGGAGGGGAATAATCGCGATAAAAAAATGAAGATGAATAAGAATATAAACTATATACAGTGGCGAACCGCACTTGAAAATATAAAAGATATTGAAAAGCTGCATCGTAAAATACAACTGGGAAAGATTTATCCGAATTCTCTCTACGTTTTGTATACTAATCTTCAAATGATTTTACAGCTTTATGATGGCGTAAAATGCGATGAAACTTTATTGAAATACTTTCGCGCAGATGCAGATCCAGAGAGAATTACGAAAATGTGTGAGGAAATCATGAAAAAGATGGAATCTTGTTTTTTTATAGATCGGTGTCGCTGCATTGATTCTCTCGATTTTGATTTGAGTTATAAAGATTGTTTTGTTCGTCCAGGAGTAAGCAAGGATCTTGATTCCACATACATTATGAATGAAGACGGATGCAGTATTTTGGAAGCTATTCGCGCTCATTGTAACGATTTGATTGCAATTGGAGAGAAAAAGGGCGATAAGAAGGGCGATGACAAGAAGGGCGACGATAAGAAGGGCGAAAATAAAGATAAGGAAAAAGAATTTGTGAAAAGACATGAAACGGAAAAATCGGGATATAGTATTCAGACAACAGAACGCCGCAGTAAATTATTATTAGAACAAATTGGAAAAAAAATAAAGGCAAAGGAACATGTTTCCAAGCTTGAATATGATTCGATTGATAAATGTAAAAATAATGAAGGTTGTAAAAAAACCGTTGATTTTGATTTATCCGCGCTGCAGTTTGTGAAAGCGGGGAGCAGTGCGGTTACATTCGTACACGAAGCATTATCCAGTGTGTGTGCATCAATTAGCGAAACAAGAAATAAAATTCGCGATGAAATTGGACTTGTGTTTCATACCTTTGTATACGAACTCAAAGAGTATCAAGAATCGTTTCAGACCCTTGTTTCATTTATTACGGACATGGATTTGATTCAGAATCAGGCGTATATTGCTCGCAAATACAAGTATTGTAAGCCGGTTATAAGTAAAGGACAAGATAACGGTTCTTACGTTGATGCGAAAGACATTCGGCATTGTCTCATTGAGCGAATGAATGAGGACGAGATATACGTGACAAATGACATTTCGCTTGGTCTAAAGGAGCGCGGTATGTTGCTATATGGCACGAATGCGGTTGGAAAGACGAGTATGATTCGAGCATTGGGAATATGTATCATTATGGCACAAGCAGGACTATATGTTCCGTGTTCATCATTCACGTATCGACCGTATACCAATATAATGACGCGGATTTTGGGGAATGATAATTTATTCAAGGGGATGTCGACATTTGCGGTTGAAATGTCGGAACTTCGAGTCATTTTGAAATGCGCGGATCAAAATAGTTTGATTCTGGGAGACGAATTGTGTTCTGGTACGGAGATTGATTCTGCGATTAGTATTTTTGTTGCTGGTTTGCAGAAGTTGCATGCGCTAAAAAGTTGTTTTGTGTTTGCGACACACATGCATGAGATTGTGGATTACGAAGAAATTGCAGAAATGGACAAACTTGTTACGAAGCATATGGCGGTAACGTATGACAGGGAGCGAGACATGTTAATTTATGACCGAAAATTGCGCGATGGTGCGGGACCGAGCATGTATGGCCTTGAGGTGTGCAAGTCGCTGCATTTACCGGATGATTTTTTGAAAATGGCGAATGCGATTCGGTTAAAGTATCGCGATAAAAAGCAAGTAGGAGATTTAAATTTCAAGCCGAGTCATTTTAATGCGCATAAAGTGAAGGGGCTATGCGAGCTTTGTAAAAAAGAAGTGGGTGAAGAAGTGCATCATTTGCAGCATCAAAAAGAAGCGGATGTAACTGACTACATTCAGCATTTTCATAAAAACCATCGGGCGAATTTATTGACAGTGTGTGAATCGTGTCATTTGAAAATGCATGAAACGGGGGATCAATATAAACGTGTTTTCACGACAGGTGAAAGTGGATACGCGCTGTCAAAAATATAAAGTAAAGATTCAATGTGATAAAGATTCAAAAATCTGAAAAAAAATAAAAATATAAATATAAGTAAAGAATCAATAACGAAACTAAAGAATCAATAACGAAACTAAAGAATTGAATTAATCAAAAATATGGACAATTTATTTACTGTTTTTAATACATTTTTATTATTATTTATATTTTTAGCAGGCGGTATTCATAAGATTTCATCTTTTAAAGGGACAGTAGAATTCTTAGAGACGAAAATAAATGAAATTGAGTTGAATCCCATATTTATTGCTGCGACAACTGCTGCGATTATTTATTTTTATATTGTTTTAATCATGATGAACTCTACAAGTCAACCCATTAACGCGTACTTGTTTTTTCTCATTAGTATAGCATTCATTGGAATTCCATCTTTAGCGTATTTTAAAAAGGTAATAACGAAAAGTAAATGGCTTGTTTCGTTGATTTACGATACGGCAATCATAGGAGTTATTGGACTTCTTACATTTGGAAGTTTACTAATATTATATTCACTTTATACGAGCAAGTATGAGGAGTATGCGTATATTGCGACGATTGGGCTAGCAGTTTTTACTGCGATGACGATTTTAATTTTCCATTTTCCAACGAACCCGTCAGAAATGATTTCATTTACAAAGAATCTCTCTATTTTTGGAGGGCTAATGTTATTATCACAGCGGTTTGTTCGTTGACGTTGGACGTTGATAAATGGAATGTGATAACATTTGACCTCACGGAGCTCCTCTAACATTATAGAAAATCGTATGTATTTACTTCTTTATCATCTTGGATAAAACTGAAACGAAGTTTGTAAGACAACAAGTTGTCCAATAAGCTACCATGTTGTCCTTGATTAAAAATAGTATGAACATCTTGAGGTGAACATCCATTTTTAATGAATGCGGCGTTGGATACAGTGCCATCAAATGATGTTACTGACTGGTTGTCGCCAATAACGATTTGGTTTTCATTGGTTGTAACGTAGTTCATGGAAGGGTCCATATAAGTAATGTATGGTGGGGAATCGGGATCCGGTTTTGAATTCGTGAGGGTGTCAAGAGAAATGGTATGATTTAAAAGTCCATTGATATAGACATCAAGCGCGCGTTGACTGCCGTTATAGAAAGTATTTGAATCCGGATTATAAATGGGTACATTTTTGTTTGTTGTTGGATCATATACAGTTTCATTTTTATTAGGGTCAATATCGTCATCTCCATTATAGTTTAAAACGATGTTTACGGGTTCTCCAATTGGAAACAAGATAATTTTTTTAGATGTTGTTATTGTTGAAACGACAAGATTTCCACTGGCATCGAGTGTCAAACTTATAGGAGATGAGGATTCAGGTGTCGGCGCGGTTTCACCTTTTTTTGTTATGCGCATTAAATTCAACGAATTTGAAGAATCGGATGAAGGTTTAAAGGAATTTATTTGAGCCCATAATGAAATTGCAAATGCACCATTTTGTAAAGACATTTTTTCAGGAATATCTAGAGTGGTAGATGTTGTAGTTGAATGTGAAGCAATCATGATTGGTATGGCTTGTTTCTGTTGTTGATAAGAAGAGAAGAGAATGTAAATAGCTAAAATTAAAATGACAATTAAAATAATAAATGTAAAATCAATTTCTTTTCCATAAAATAACATATTTCAACTATTTTTATTTATTTTACTAATAATTTATTTTACTAATAAATAATTTATTTTACTAATAATTTATTTTATTAATATTATTTTTATTAATATTATTTTTATTGATATTGATATTATTTTATATTTTTAAGATATATAATATCAATAAAATAAATTTATAATTCTTGCAAATGTCCTAGTTCTCTCAAATTGAATTCAACTTGTTTACTTCTAAACATCGAGACGAGACAATTCAACGTTATCTTTTACAAAGGCAAAACGGATTTTGTATTTGTTGAAGAAATCAGTAACTGAACTTGATCCACTAGATCCATATCCAGTAGAATAAATATCCCATGCATCTTGAGGACCAAGTGGCGCTTTATGGAATGTTGCCAAGGTAATATATCCATCAAATCCATTCTTAGAACCGACATATACCGATCCAGCATTTAAACTCCATGGGCTTTGTAAAGCATTTGTTTGTACTAGTTTTCCATTGATATAAATGTCGATAGAACTTCCATTGTTTACATTTAAGATAACGGATACCCATGTTTGAAGTGGTATATTTGGGATGGGGGGAATTGTGGTACTTCCTAATGCAACATTTAATACATTAATATCTTTTCCTAAACTTACAAGAAGGTTGGGAGTATTCTGTGATGAGTCAGATTCGGAACTAAAAATTGTTTTTTCTCCAGATGTTGTTTCCCATTCATTGACATAAATCCATGTAGAAAGAGCAAAACTATAGCTGTTATCAGATATAGAAATGGATGTTTGTGTTTTTGCATCCTGAGATCCACTAATTACAGTGCTTGAAGAAGAAGAATTCATCATTGACCATATAAAATAAATGACAACAATGACGAGTACAATGATGATGAGTGTCGACCAAGAAAAATCCATTTTTTATAATAGTAAATATTTTTTTTTTATAATTTAATTGTTATATATAATTTGTAATATTTTTTTTATATATATTACAAGTTATTTATTTATAATTCTATAAAAATATGTATAATTCTATAAAATATGTACAATTTTATAAAATATGTATAATTCTATAAAATTATTTTTTACATTTTTATAATAAAATATTAAAAAATAAAAAATGATCTTAAAAGTTCGGTTTTAGTGGCGGGTTTAGTGATTTATGTGTATTATAAATCCAAGAAATACCTTGACTTCCAACAACATCTTTATAGTAGACGATGTTACAAGCTTGGCCGTATATTCCTCCTACACTTGAACCAACAATTAATGTTTTGGGTAGTTTTGGAATAATATTCGGCGTAGAACTTTCTAAATGACTGTTTAAAAATACATCCATGATTCCATTATTGTTAAAGTTTATAAATAAGTGGTTCCATCGTTGTAGTAAAATTTGTTTTGGAACTACAATGTTTTCAGTGTTATTTGTTTCGGTTAATACACTTATTATGAGTTGGTTTCCACTTGGATCGAATAAAACGTTTGGTGCACCTGATAGAGTTTTACTATCCGGGTTTGAATCTGTTGCAAAATTAAAAATACTGATTCCAGTTCCAGAATTTGCTGTATAATAACTATTTTTTGGTGGTTCGGGGTGAATGTAAAACCACGCGGAAATACCGTAACTGTAATGCGGCGTGTTTGTTTTTACGTTATCTGCGAGGGACGGCGTTAGAGATGTGATTGTACTATTGTCTGCATTTGTGGTTATAATATCTAATGATTCATTATTTTTGTTGAGTGGCAATACTTTATCAAGAATGACTTCGCCGTTGTGATTCACGACTGCGTCGAATACTTTTGGAAGCAGAAACAGCAATGCGATGAAAATGATTTCAAAGAATAGAAGAATAACATAGGTCCACTGTCGTTGTGCCAACTTGAGTTCACCTCGGAAATAATCTGCTAAGTTTAAAAATAAACAAGGAATATAGATTATAGTTTTAAAAAGTAAACTGGACCATGTCGGTGGACCGGAAATGTAATTAGGTGCTTCTGCTCCAATGAATCGAATAACCATGGCCAAAATGCCAACGAGGATGGCAATGTTTAGAATGAATAATACTGTGTTTGCTATGATTGGAACATTGGTATACACGTGTAAAACAGCCATGATAATACCAATGACTATGGCGATAACGATTGTATATTTGATGAATGATGTGATAAAAGGAATAAATGCTTCCAAACCCATGACAAGCAGCGACAATAGTGCAAATCCAATGAAAAGAAATAAGAAGAGGAATATGGATTTATTGTCTGAAACCACTTGATAAGGTTGTTTTGTGTACACATAAACGACCAATGCTAAATAGATCATGAAAATGATAAGCATAAAATTTTTGACAATTTGAACCAGAATGCCTTTCAAAAAGTAGTTGCATATAAATGTTGTTATTTTGGTTATAGCGTATATGGGGTCGGATAATGAGATGTCGCTAAAAAAGGCGTTTACGGATGCGTTTACATTTTCTTTCCGGATGAATACAAGATAAAGAATGTAGAAAATAAGAAAACCTACGAGAGAGGTCATGACGATGCCTGCAAATCGATCAACGAGGAATGTTAGTTCGGAGAATGCAACAAGAACGAACAGGATGATATAAATGGTTGAAATATTCAGAATGAATTTTAAGAATAAAGAAAAAAGAAATATGATGACTGATGCAATAGAAAACCACCATTCACTTTTTATAAAATTGTGATTTATTCCATATGCTGAAACCGATAAAACGATAAGAATGATGAACAATATAAAATATTTAAAAGATGCTCCAACATCAAGAGCCGCATCTTTCAACTGAATTGCTTTCATTTTAATTGCATCTGAATTCATTTATGTATGTATCGTCAATTTGAATTCACAATATATAATATAAAATATATATAAAATATAATAATACACTACACTTATTATAATAGAATAAAAAAATCGATAAAAATAAATGAATAAAATTTGTGTAAATGTTTATCTTGATTCAATTTTTATAATGCTATAGAATAAAATTTAATTTTTGTAGAATAAAATTTAATTTTTGTAATATATTATGAATATATAAAATATAATTAAAACAAGAATAGAAATAAATATACCCAAAATTGATGGATTATTATTCCAACCCGTTTTGTCCAAACTTGTCGTCGTAATATTTATTCCGAAAATAAACAGTAAGATAATTGAAATATGCAACAGTACTAACAACGGATTGAATTCAGTAAGCATAAAGTATTTAATAATTCGTGTAATAAATGCAGATGCAAATTCAAATTGTTTCAAGAACAGTATGAGAAAAGAGAGTAATGCGATAATTGTGAAAGAGATATTTACTGAATCGCTTTCTTCGTCGCCGAATGTATTATTATGGCGAAAAAATACGACGATGCTGGAAATCCATAGTATTATATACATGATGACGGAAAAAATGTTCATGGGTGCAGTTATGTTTTGTAAAAAATTTTTCGGAAAGATTTGAAACATTCGTAAAAATGTGGATGGAATATTTTGAATAAAAGATAAACCAATAAAAAATGCGGTTGTCAAGATAAATGCTAAAAATGTTGACCATCCAGCATAGGTCCAACAATTTGTATTAGAAGCATAACAACTTACTCTTAATACGTTTATGTAATAGCACAAAAGTCCAAAAAAAAATACAATGATGGTGGCACCGATTCCCCAAGGAACAAGGTGTGTTGCGTTCGTCTTATACATTGTAGTTACAACAATTGCTAAAAATGGAATAATAGCAGTAAAAATAGCTGCAATATTTCTTGAAGTTTGGCTGTCGGTTGGACGTTCGATCAAATCAATATTTGCTGTGATCAACCAATAAATTGATATGATCCAGAACACATAAGTTAAAATTGGCACAAGGTAATTGTTGAAAAAATTGGACAAGCTATACGAAGTTACATTCAAGTCGAAGTAGTGATTATAAATATAGAGTAAAACTGCTGCGCCAGCCCATGCAGACGTAAAGAGTCCGGCAACCCATTTTTCGTCCATAAAGTATAATGGAACATTGACAAGCACGCATATAAGCGCAATGAAAATGAACTTGGTTAATGTTGTGATATTTCCGCTAGAATTATTATTATTATTATTGTTATTTAATGACTGCATTATTTTTATTTTTTATTTTTGAGGATTTTTGAGGATTTTTGAGGATTGAAGATATATTTATAATATAAAAATATTTAATTATAAATATGTAAACAACTACTAAATAATTTTATATATGATTCTCTCATCTGTATTAAAAATTATCGAATGCTGTTTTTTTTCCATGACAATCCCTACATAACGCCACCAAATTATCTACAGCATTGGAACCACCGTGTTGAAGAGGAATGACATGATCCACTTCAAACCATCCTGGAAGTTGGCGTTTACAGTCGCCGCATTTCCACCCCTGTTGAGCTGCAACGAATTTCTTTTTGGATTCACTAACGCTACGTTTTGTGGGTCCGGATCCGGTTGCTGTTGTTTTTCCGGATGTCATGATTTTATTAACGCTGTTTTGTTGTCGTCGAGTTGTCCAACCGCCGTCGTCGTCGGCACCAGCAGAACCAGAACCATCATTATTACTATTATTATTAGAGTTGGCATTATTTCCACCAAAAAATGCGCGTTTGTTTGTCATATCAAAAAATGGTGTTAGCATGTCTGCGGATTCGCGACTAATCGGCATATATTTAATAAATTCGTTAGCATGTTGCATAATATGGTGTGAATTTTCCGGATTTTTTTTCATAAAGAGATACATAGACAATCCGAAAAATCCAATGGTTACCATTTTTATGTATTTTCTTGCGTTAACTGACTCTACCAGTTTAAAATATTTTCCGTCGTAATATGTATTTAAAATGAGTGCGGCAGTAATGATGAAAATAATAAACTCAAATTTAAATTTCATTTTGTTATGTTATACAGATTTTTATTTTAATTTAGTTTAATTTACTTTAACTTACTTTAACTTATTTTATCTTACTTTAACTTATTTTATCTTACTTTAACTTATTTTATCTTACTTTAACTTACTTTAACTTATTTTCTATACAATGACTCTTACTTATACACCTATAAATTAACTATAAAATAATAATAATTATTTTTACTAAATATATACTTAATAATTATGTAACTATGTAATAAAATAAACTGTATTCGAATAGAAAATGATAATAAACATTGTCGTTGCAATCACCGGAAATGGTGGAATAGGGCTAAAAGGCGGACTACCGTGGCCTAATTTAAAAAGCGATATGGCATTATTTTCAAAACGAACGACTGGTAGAGGAAGGAATGCGGTACTTATGGGTAAAAATACGTGGTTCAGTATTCCGGAGAACAGAAGGCCGTTGAAAAACAGAACAAATATTGTTATTTCTCGAAATCAAATAGAATTAAATTCATGCGACGGTTCATGTCATCTATTTTCTTCGACGCGTGATGCCATTTCGCATTGCGAAGAATGTGGTGAATACGACGAAGTATGGATCATTGGTGGAAGTGGAATATACAATGAGTTTTTGAATACGCACTATAGCAACGTGCATCGCGTTTACATTACATATGTTTGTGGCGGCAACTATGAGTGCGATACATTTATAAATATTCCGCCCGACAGTTATTTCATTGAAGAAAAAACATATAATTTGAAAGAAAAATGTTACTATTTGACGTGTGTTCATAAACTGCATTTTATTGACGACAATGACAATGTGGATGAAGTGGAAAGATTAGAAGATTTTATAAAGAGTCGCAATAACAATGGTTACGATGAACATGAACATGCATAAAATGAAGGTAATGTCGTTAGAATCATTATTAGAATCATTATTTTTATAATTGTTATAGTTATTGGGTTTACAGTGATAGCGACTATAGCGGTGACAAATAAAGTTTGGTTTTGATCTAGAAATGCGATAGTGAACGCGATAGTAATAATCTTCATATTCATATTGGGAACAATGATTTGAAATAATGTCGCGCAGCATTTCAAATGTAATCATTTTGGGATACGGTCTTGGATTCGGATTAAAAGCGGATAAAAGCAGTGTCATAAGTTTGACATCCGGATAAATATTGGTGGGATTCATAAGATCTTGAAGATGATTTTTTTGAATGTATGCATCGATTTTCCGCGTGACTTCTGCTCGTGGCATTTTTTTCCTACCTGGTTCGCCTAGAAATTCGGCAAGTTGTGGTGTTATTTCGCAGACGAGCTTTTTACTTTTTATCATAAAATATGAACTGAATGTAAGTTGAAAATAAATGTAGCATCTATTTTCAATTTTTATCATTATATTATGATTATTATTATAATTTATTATAATTATTAATTTATAAATCGTCTTGTTCGGCGTAAAGTATATTTTTTATATTTTTTATATTTTTTATATTTTTTATAATTTTTATAATTTTTAGTTTTATTTTTTCTATTTATTTTAGTTTTATTTTTATTTTTTCCTCCGGTAACAGCCAATAACGGTCGAGGGGACTGTGGAGAATCATCATGATCATTTGACCTATTTGACCATGGCTTATAATTATTACAATTACCAGGACTCCATTTTATTGGTGGTTGTGGTATAGATTGTGGATGTTGAACTGGATTCATCCTGCCTGAATCTACCATTTGATTATCTGATTGATTTGGTTGACTTGTTAGAGATAATACTTCTGGATCTTCATCGCTGAATGGATCTTCATCGCTGAAATTCACCATTTTTTAATGGTTATTCTTTGTCAAGAGAGGAAGGATATAATATGATCAGATTATTATTTTTTTGTAACAACTGCGATCCATTTATAAACTCCATTTTTATCTGCGACTGATTTAAAAAATTTACCATTATTTCCCTTTTTTGTTTTATTTTTGCAATCGTTTGCAGCAAATGGAGGAGATGGGCGCGTTCTGTATTTTTTCTGCGTCTTTTTATTTTTATTATCGCATTTGGATACTTTGGGCATTTTTAAAGATTTGATCTATATTATTACTAAATATTTTAAGTTATATATTAATAATATAAATTTAATAATATAATAAATAAAAATAAATAAAATTATATTAAATTTTTTTAGTGTATGACTTTATAATTGTTGTTAATAATTTATTGTCATCATAAATAAGTTATTAAAATACAGTTACTAAAATATATTATTATTATAATAGTTAAGCATTTCATTAGCTAATTCTTTATTTTTTAATAAAACACACAATTCTATATCTCCGCCATATTTTTTCAACGATTTGTCCATGATATTCATAGAACCCATAAGTATATACTTTTTATCAAAAATGAAAATTTTATTGTGAGTGTATTTATTTTCACATGTTTTGACAATGATATTTTCATTTTTTATTTTTTTTATACTATTTTGATTTAGTATGTTAAGTATGTTAAATGAATTATTTTTTATACCATTAAAAAAATTTATAAAAAATTTTTCACTCTTAAAAATATTTTTTTGAAAGGTGGAATTTGAAAATACTTCAATTTTAATATTTGGTTCATTCTTTTTTTTTTCAATAAGTTTATTTATAAATGTGTTACTAAAAAGATATTGGTTATCTATAAATATATGATATTTTGATTTTTTAATTAACTGGTTCACTTTTGTATATGGATCTATTTCTGAAATAGTATAATTATTTTTATTTTCAGTAAAATCATACAATATATTTTTAGTACTTATTTTTTTACTTATATAAACATTGTTTTGAATAGGTATAAACAAGGTAAATTGTATATACTTTTTTACCAAATTAAACTTTGTAATATCGATTCCACCAATTGCAAAAACGGATTCAGTAGAAAATAAACGAATATGATAAGTATCTAATATTTTCATAGGAATATTTTTCAATTGTATTTTTTTATGTAGGTTATCACAGTTGAGGTTAGATTTTAAAAATGGATTCAATCCAATATTGATATGAATTTCAATTTCCGGATATTCTTTTATTTTATTATTTAGTAGCTGTATAAAATTCAGGGATAAATCTTCATCATTGTTGTAATATGAATATATTTTGAAGCTTTCTTAATTTCATTATAAATAAATTGATTTGTTTCTTTTTGTGTATATGAAATAAACATTTTATTAATTTTAATACTTTGGTTCAATTGGATAATTATTATTTAATTTAATATAACAAATAAAATAATTATTTTTTTGAATTCTCATAAAATATATGAATAGAATATACCCACCTAAATAATGAAACAGAAATGTGTTCCGAATTACCTTGCATACATGAGTCCGCAGTTTCCGGCGACAAATGTTAGCATATTAAAACGCTCTTCAAAAACCGTTAAATTATAGTTATAGTCGTAAATTCTCCAGGTCGGTTTGTTTACACCAATTGGAACATTGGTTTCTGGGTCGCAGATTGTCAAAAAATTCGCACTCGGATCCAGAGGTGGATAAAACGTGGTAAATTCAAGCTCAATGGTTGAAAACTTGCTGGCATTAATTGCACCGGAAGGTTGAAAATCGCTGGGTTCTGTATTCAGGCAAAAATTGTAACAATAAAGACCGTCGGGCGCGGAACCTCGACTACTGGTATATTTTTCTAAATAATTATAAATCCCGGCATCCAGCAAATTCTCTCTGTATTTGCCATCCAATAAAATTCCCAAATTCAGAAGAATATCTTTTTGATTTTGGACGCTGAATGGCGGTGTAATAAAATAACCGGTACTTTGAGAAATTACTGGATTAGTACCAGGTCCCAAGGTGGTGTCGTAATCCGATGACGGTGTTAGGGGTGTAGGGGGTGTATATGGTGAGCATGGATAACCGGGATTCCATGTAGGAACACTTGTTGGGGCCGGGATTAAACCATCAGGTTTATACTTGTAAGGCCAGTTCGTGTAATTGCCCCATTCATTTCGCAAGTATGCGTCGCTCCTTTGAAAATAAAACATCCAACTGGCGACCATACCGAGCGTGCTTTGCAACCAGACGCGTCGACTACCCGTAACGTTTTCAAAATCCCATTGATATACGGATTTAAACAAGTACTGTTGCGGTACGGTTGCAAATTGTTTGGCTTCATCCGCCGATAAAAAACAATACGTGCACATGAGATGAATGTCAGCATTCCAGTCGCTTCGAGTCGAACTCCCGTAATCAAGTTGAATATTTGGAGGCGGCTGAATAAACCGATAAAATTGTTGCAGGTTGTCATTAAAATTGGGCTGAATATAATTCGGCGTAACGTATTCTGGGAAGTAAGGCGGTGTCGTGTTTGTGGTGCTCGGTGCGGCGGTAGCACTACCGGTGGCCGGATTTGAGACATCGCGAATGACAAAGAGTTCGCGAATGGGGCGCAGCGTAATGTCGATTTGAAGCTGGTTGTATTGGAGCGCGACAAGCGGAAATGCCATTTTGCTGCTCATTGTGAACCACGCATTGATGGGAATGTAGAGTTTTCGGAACCGAATGGACGGATCAATGCCTGCTGGATTGGGTGGTGTATAGTAATTATAAAAGGCATTGGGATATTTACCATTGTTGGATGAAAAAAATGCGGGATTATTGAGTTCCGGAATGTTACCGGTCATGCGGTTATATAAATCACGCTCAGTTCCGTTGAAATTTCTCTCTACCAGCGCTTGCAAGTATCCGCCTGTAATTTTTTGAAGTGTTTGACCACCAACAGAAATTGTAATTTCTTTGATCATTTGCGTGCCGATGTTTTCAATCCATTTGAATTCGTAGGGTGTCCAAGATTGGCCACAACTTTGGGGTGGCAGTATAGGGCTCCAAATGTTTGGTAGCGTGACAACCAGATACGTGTCCATCAGCAACTCAGCATAACGTGGAATATAAAATGTAAATTTAGAAGATTCATTTAATCTTAAATTTCGTTGTCCATCAAAATCGATTCTAAATTTTTGCAAGCCGAAATTTGTATACTTTGCATAGGTTGTTTTAAAGAATGTTTTTTTAGGATTCGAATTGAGAATGACGTTCTGATTTCCGTATGCGACCAAATTTAATAGTCCTCCTGCCATTATTTATTTATTATTTATTATTTATAAAATATTTTTTAGATAGTGAAGATAAAATAGAGAGAAGAGAGATATATAAATAGATACTATATAATCTAGATATAATAATTTTAAATTATAATTCATGAATTATAATTACACACATTTCAATAATTTAAAATATATATAAATTATAATATTTAGTATTTTAAATTTAATTTTATAATTTTTGTATTATAAGTAATTTTTGTATTATAAAAAAGATAAAAAAGAATATTATATAACATTAACTATAAGATTAACTATACCATCAACAGAATCACAGAATCTAAAAAATAATAAAATAAAATGTCAAGTAGTCCAGGGAGTACCGCGATTTCAGGTATGACTGATGCCGCCAAAAATTTAAAGCTGCAACTAAAATCATACATTTCACAGACGGATAATACCACACTCATTCATATTATCGGGTCTACACTAGTTATCTTTATAGCCGGCTGTATCATATATTACGTATACTATAAAATGACACTACTTCCAAAAAGCTGCAGACGTTTAAGTGGTAAAAAAGTGGCGGCATTAAATTCAAGTTGGATTACGTCGGGTTCCGCAGACCCATCTTCTCAATATTTATTGAGAGATTATTATGTAAAAACGGCATACAATTGTTGTGCCACGGGGAATTTTTCAAATGACTATGTGAGTGTGTGCGCACTTCAACACGCAATCAAAATGGGCTGCAGGTGTTTGGATTTCGAAGTGTATGGTAAAAATGGACAGCCAATTGTTTCCACATCTTTGAGCGATGACAAGTGTATTAAGGAAACATACAATTCAGTTTCATTTGATGATGCCATGAGTGCAGTAGCAACGTCAGCATTTAGTCCAAGTTCAAACGTGTGTCCGAATCCCAATGATCCGTTGCTACTACTTTTCCGAATCAAAACCAACGACGTGGATGTATTGAATAATATGGCGGATATAATCAAGTCGAATTTAAATGACCGACTGATGCCAGAGTACAATCACGAATATGGCGGGAAAAATATTTGTGCCGAGCCGGTGTCAAATTTTGCTGGAAAGGTGGTTATTATTGTAGAAAGCAACCCGTTACTGTATCAGCCGGGTGCGGAACGCATGTATGAAATTACGAACCTGACGAGCAATGCATTTTTGAGGATTTTGACCGTGTTCAATGTGTTGAATAGTCCGGATATTACGGAATTGACATCGTTTAACAAGCAATATATGACGATTGTTGTTCCAGATTCTTCTATGTCGGCACAGAATTATGATCCGATGGCTCCGTCTTTAGCGGGATGTCAGTGTATGGCGTTGTCGTTTCAACTTTTGCGAGATGGGAATTTGGCGATATATAATGACTGGTTTGAATCGGGGCCGATGAAGAGCGCATTTCTTTTGAAGCCGGCTGATCTGATGTTTGTTCCTCAAACGATTCAGGCACCTACGCCGCAAAACCCACAGCTTTCATTTGCGAGTCGGCCGCTGCAGTCGAACATGTACAGTTTTACGATTTAATCGAACTAACTATTTTAATTATTTTATATTATTGTATCAAATTATTGTGTCAAATTAAAATAATTAAAAAATTGAAATAAAGGTTTTATTAAATGTAATATACAAACAGTGAAAAGTATAAAAATGCAAGAATCAAATGATTCAAAAAATGAACAAGAAGAAAAATGTAAAAAAAGAAAAATTATCATTAAACCAAAAGCCAATATTGTTATAAAAGAAACAATATTTGAAAATCTTATTGAAACGAATGACAAATTTTTGAAAGAAATATTTACGGAAAATCAGTTGGAAGAGTTGAAAAAAAGATACGTCGTAGACCTAGAAAATAGAGAAAAAAACATTTATAATTTTATCGATGCGTATCGCTGCATCATGAAACAACAATTTAATGAAGAAACGCAACCTTGCGCGGACTATCAGTTATTGAACCAGATTACCTCAAATCCGGATAAAGTAAAAGTGGTTTGGAGTGGGTGTTTGCAGGCGTTGCGGCGTATTCCAAGTGAGTCGGTTGGACACATCGTCACTTCACCGCCGTATTATAATGCGCGCGAATATTCCACGTGGCCAAATTTGCAGGCGTATTTGGATGACATGCGCGAAATAATATTAGAATGTTATCGAGTCCTGGACAATCATCGGGTATTCGTGTTTAATGTAAGTGATGTGGTAGACAATGATAAAATGGATAAAATCAATGCGTTTGGGAATCGGAAAATACCGCTTCCTGCGTATTTCATAACCATGTTTGAGGAATGCGGGTTTACGTATGTGGACGACATTATTTGGGACAAGGGCGAGGTTCAAAGCTCGCGGCATAAAAATGGAAACAAACCGTTCCCATTCTTTCAATACGCGTGTAATTGTTACGAACATATTATCATCTTTCATAAGCATCGACTAGAAAAAGATATCAAGTATCCATGCAATGACTGCGGTAGTTTGAATGTAAAGAGTAACAGCTACACGTCTCGCGGATTGCGTTCATGGGAGTGTAAAAATCCGAATTGTGAACGCAGCGAGTCAGATAGGGGAAAGCGGTTCTCGTTGAAAACAATCATGACTCAAAATCCGTTTCGGCAGCAAGAGAATATCATTCCGAAGGACCTTGTTCAAGAATGGCGGCGGGATATTCGCAAATTGTCACCGGTGATTAAAATAAATAATAAAAAAGAAAACAAGCTGGGTCATACTGCGCCGTTTCCAATGGATATTCCGCTGATGAGCACGTATTATTATAGTTACCGCGGAGAAATTGTACTGGATGTGTTTGCTGGCAGTTTTACGACGGCGATTGCGGCACAAAAACTGGGTCGGATTGGCGTAGGATTTGAACTGCGTAAAGATTTATTTCGGGACTGTATCATAAAAAATATTAGAAATAATGAGTGTGAATTGGAAGAAATTGAATAGATGGAATAAATATTGGATTATTATTTGTTTTCAAGTAGTGCTAATTTTGCTTTTAATTCAGCATTTTCTTTTTTTAATTCAGCGGCATATTCTTTTTTAATATTTTCGATTAGATCTGTTAAATCTGTATTTATGCAACTAAATGCTGAGTTTATTGTATTTCCTGCTGCTGTACCGAGAAATACATTTTTGTGATTATGGTTCAACTTGCCAGGAAGTAACTTATCCACATGGTGCAGATTGATTTTGGTTGTAGTTCGATTAAAATCTTCTCTACCAATGTCACCTTCAATTGCACCATGTATTATATCTTTAAATTTTATTGTTGCAAGTTTAATATCTCCACATTTTATCATTTCGGGACAAACTGTTTTTCCATAACGATTTGAATATTCCTGCAACCTCTCATTTTCAAGGAACAATTTAGATTTTTCAAACTCGGTTTGAAACTTGTTACAAACGTCGATTTGGGAGTCAGTTAAATGCTCTTTGAAATCTTCCATTTTAGTCATTTGGTAAAGCATAACATATTTAACATTTTCTATTTCAGATTTAGTAGCATAATCCATTTCATTTTGTCCGATAAGCTTTGGTCCAATGTATATTGACTTACCTTCTCTTCCAAATTTATCAAGATTTTTAATATCCTGCACCCACATGATATCTTCTTTTTTGTAATCATGGCGATTTGAACTTATTTTGTCCCATTCAACTGGTGCGGGAAATATTTTCAACTCATCATAAAATTTATACCTAACAATTAGAGATAATCCAGTTAATAGTTCTAGGTTTGAAAAATATTCTTCTGGTTTACAAAGAAGTCGCCAACCAGCCAAGAAATTTTTGTCAAGAAGTATGGGATCGCTATTATAATGATTAGTAAAACTATTCAATGTAACAATCACTGGACCAAACCGAGATCTTCTATTCGTATAGACACCTCCACCACCTCTATCTAATTCACTTTTATTTATCTTGGTTTTTGCAGGGGAAGGAAGTATTTTAAATGCACAGTCGTATAAGTTTTTGATATTCTTATCTTCGTAATTTTTTTTTGGTATAATTCTAATTTTATTTCCAGTGATAATACCGCCAAAGTCCATATAATCGCGTCTATGAATCTGTTTTTAGTATTCATTTTATTTATAAAATTATTTCAATTTTTTTATTATTATAAAAAAAATTTTATAATAATAATATAGTAGCATTCATAAATAATTATTTTTAAT